TGTAGTTAGCGTCTTGAGGGTAAGGGTTTGAGTAAAGTTTTTGAAAACAAATTCATCATTCCCCGCAAGAAGGGGGAGCGTAACCGTTCTGTCAGCCGCCAATTCACTCACACCAAAAATATATTGGTGGTCGGATGAAGTATCATTGATTTGAGGGGTTGTTATAACAGGACTTGAGAGTGAACCAGTTAAACCCGTTACGGCAGGCGAAGTTAGAGTTTTATTGGTAAGAGTCTGGGCAGTCGTTTTATCAACAATGCCTGCTGTGTCAGGAGTAGCCCAGGCACTTGTTCCTGTCGCAGAACCATAAAGAATTTTATTTGTAGTTGTAGGGGTTGTAGCTCCAATCCCAAGTTTAGCTCCTAAAGCATTTACATCTTCACCCAAAGCATTTGGGTCAGCAGAAGCTATGTTATCTGTATTGTCGTAATCTGTTTTAGCCCCTGGAAGGGCTGTGGGAAATGAACTTGCCATTTTATAACTCCTTTATTGTTTTAATCGTAACACTTTCTTGTTTTGAACCTAATCCTGTTTTTTCAGCCGAAGCCGAAATAGTGGGGATTTCCCCCTGAGTCAAAGTTTCATCCCCAGGATACCATCTATCATAATAGGCACTCGTATCATCATACTTTACCCCCGAATCATAAAGTAAAGGTGTGCCACTAACTGTCGTGGCGGTTGTTCCAGTTAAGTCTAAGCTAGGTTTTGCCATTTATCTATATATAAAAGTAACGTAAGTCTGTGATGCTCCTATGTCAGCACAGATGCCTACCTTGAACTCAGCATCAACGATAATTGTTTTTGGAAAACCAGAAGCATCAGTTGCTCCAGCTTTGAGGAAAATTTTAACATTCCCATCCCCATCTGAAGCATGGTCTGAAACTTCAATTGTTCCTCCAGTTACCCATTCTCCAATAATGATTGCGTGTAGAAACCCAGGTTTGTTTTTAACTACCACATCCGCAGCCGCAGCCGCAGTATAAGACATTTGCCATTTTGGGTCTAATTGTGCCAAACTAATTCACCTCCGTCCCTCCGAAAAAAGTTCTTGGTTTTAATCGAAAAACATTTTTCTTAGGTCGAACCCCGCTCTGCATATCCCTAATCGCACCTTTCCATAGTTTCCAGAAATACTTGTTGCGGGCAGTCACTTCTTTCTCAAATGTCTCATCTTTCTTTTTCTCAACCAATTGATTGTGGTGGTCAAGAATGAGACCAATGTTCTTCGCACCAACTGAACTATCAATCTTGCCTGTTTCTTTCATCATTTTAATCGCTTGGCTTATCTTAGTTTTTCCGAGCTTCATTACTTTATTTTACCATGTTTATCCACTGGCTTCTTCCTTTTAACTTCCTCAACCGTAACAAACTTAGTTTCTCCCTTGCCTTCCCTCTTAGCCATCTGGATTAGTCTTAACATTTGAAGTAAGTCAACATTCTTGTAATACCTATTGATACATAGTCCCCCAGCCAAAAGTAGGAGTGTCCATATGACATTCCTTACATAGCGTTTTTCCGTTTTTAACGTCCCAAAGTTCACTACAATTTTTCGCCTGCTCAAAGTTTCTTAATCCGTGTCTCTTTAGAATTTTAGAAAATGGGTCAATATGGTCTGCGTGTAAATAGCTTCCTTTTTTTCTACAAACCTGGCAAGTGTGGTTATCCCTCTCAAAAACAGCGACTCTCCAAGTCCTATACATTAACGACTTTCGTAACAACTTATTTAAAGGGCTAAGACCGCCTTTCCAGTTTGGGTTATTCTTTCCTCTAAGAGCTCTGCTCAATTTTTGTTTTGTTGCTTTAGTGCGTTTTTTCCCTACATTCCATTTGCCATGGCCATTCTTAAAAGCAATTTCACTTATTTTTTCTTTTGTTTCTTCTGAGTGTTTTTTTCCAGTCCAATTTAATCTAACCTTATCTAAATATTTTTTACTATGCAAAACTTTTAAAGCACATCTTTTAGAACAGTATTTTCCCCTACCATTTCTAATCCACGCAGAATGAGTTTTAAACTCTTCACTACACAGCTGACACTTTCTTGTTACCATCATCCTTCTACTGTTGACAACTTTTCTTTTGGCAAACTGATTGTTGGTACACCTGTTAAAGCAGCATTAGAAACTAACTTGGTGACTTTTAGTAAATCCACAGTTTTAAAATGAGAAGCGACGTATTCCCAATGAGTCCAAATTTCAAATCCTTCCTGATGGCACTTATGGCTGAACGCTAGGTCATCATTGGTTACTAACCTACCATACTTATCAAATAAGTCCTCAAATGGCCTCTCTATACCCTCTAGCACCCTTCTTTTGATAAATATCCCACCTGTGCCAATAGCATCAACTTTCTTTAGCCCCTCCCTCTCTACGGGGTCATATTGCTTAAACTCAATCTTTTTTGGGTAATTTTTACTAAATTTGTAAACATGGAAGCGGATGCCATTGTCACCCCAACCAGGATAGACTAAACCAATCACATCCTTATCGAAGTCAAGCAAGTCGAAGGGATTTTTTAAGGGACACATATCTGCGTCAAGCATACCAAGAATATCGTAGTCGCTATCAAGGAATTTTTTGGCGATTGTGTTGCGATTATTAGAAATCGGCCTTTCAGTAGGTTCAAAGAAGTTAAAAGAATACTTGTCACCCTTCTCTTTCATCCATAAATACAACTGAAGCTCAAGACCATTAGATATAGTTCCTTGGTTCAAAAGGTTGAAGTAAACCCTCTTTTTCTTTTTAGCCATTATCTTATTATACCATTACTTTTTCTTTGGTTTACAACCAGCAGGACAGGGTTTCATATTGTCTTCGACTCTCAGGTCAAAGCCTGTGCCACCACACGAACTACAAGCCATTTTAACTGCTTTTACTTTCTCTTTTGCCATATAAAATCACCTCCTATCTATTTTACTAAATATAAATATTCGGTGGTGATTTCGCACAGCCACCAAAGCGAAGGGGTGAGTGATAGAGTTACCCTCATCTCCAAAACTACGCCTAGGCTGGTGTCGCCAACTGGAAGTTGTTGATTGCTAACGGTGAAGTTCCATTGTCAGATATGTCTGCATTGGAAAACTCAGAGTAACAATTCATTACTGCGTTGTTGGTTGAACCATTCGCATCTACTGGCAAGTCAATCGTGTCTGGCCTGTCTGTAGTGTCGTCCATGAAAATACAATCTTTAACAATCGTATTGTGGCCCGAATTGTCATCAACCCCAATTGGAGTTCCTGTAAATCTACAGCCTTCTACCAAAACATTTACTGGGTTAGTAACACCGTTGGTTCTGATTCTAACACCGAAGTCCTTACAAGAGGTACTGAAAGTACATCCCTTAATAACTGGCCCTTCGTTGCTTACAGCGTCAATTCCACCAAGCTCTCCATCAGCCGTGTCCCTAATAAAATTACAGTTCACAATTTTGTTGTTGTAACTATTAGCCGTTGCTGAAAGGTGAGTGTCACTCGCGTGACCTCCATCTTGGATAGCAGCATACAATGGGTCACTTGTGTAGAAACTCAAGTTCTCAATCGTACAGTTTGAACAAGTGAGTTGTAAAGCTGGCCCTCCTGCTGTTCCACTAAAAGTTCCAGCAACAGGAACACCATAAAGTACGGTTGAATCGTGGCTACCAGAGGCAACTCCGATGATATGGACATCGCTTGCTGTGAGAGTCATTGGTAATTCTGCGTACCAACCCTCAGCGATGTAGATAACTCGGTTTCTACCTTTACTTTTCCTAGCAGCGTTATTGACTCCAGCAGTATAATCAGCGTTTACAGCCGCAATAGCCTCAGTCCATGTCTTAAAGGCACTTCCCCAAGACTTACCGTCACCTGTAGTTCCCATGTTCCTATCAACATAATAGACAACACCAGGAGTGTTTGTGCCACCACCTGCTATCTTTGAGACTTCAATCTCAGCGTTTGGATCAATATTTCTGTTTCTAATCATTTTTTATTCACCTCCTTTCATAGTAAAATTCTAAATAGGCTAAATGTTTAGCCCTGACAATATTCAAAAGAAAAGCGGGAGTGTCCTTAAGGATTTTTCACTCCCGCTATAAGCACCATTGCTTACCACAGTTTACCCTCCTTTCGGAGATACTTGTGGCTTCCTTATAGCGGGCTACCTTTCGCTGGCTTTTAGGTCAGCCAACCCCGTGTCTGAGTTAGAAAGCCGCACGGTGCTTCCTTTTACTGTACATCCCGCAAAAACGAGTGTGATCTCGGTCTGTCAGTCGCCAAGTCAGCATACCAGAAAAGGGCTGCTTCGTAAGCGTCTGATCCAGAAACTCTTGAAAGAACAGCTCCGTCTTCATCCATCCAGTCCCAGTCGCCCATCTGCATGATGAACAATCGGTCTGTATTCAGGAAGAAAATGGTATTGGGTTGAACATCAACGTCCGAAACCCAAGGAACTCCACTGTATTCAAGGGCCTTGAAACCACCATCTAATTCGAGGGTATTCACGAAACGCTTGTCAGCCACCAAAAGGGCTGCATAGCTATCTCGCAAATCAGGGCCAGAAAGAATCAACTTCACTGTGTCACCGTTTTTCTCAACAGCCGTCATTCCTTCTTGGATTAAATCCAGAGTCAAATCACGATTAGTTCCACTATTGTCGTCATTGGTAAAAGTAGAACACTTCCACCAAGCGTAGGAACTTCGTGACAAACCGTGCAGAGTCGTCACATAGGTAGCATCGTCAGCAATACCCTTAATACCCATCATTTCGTATGAGTCTGAGGCTGCCACACCTGCTCCATCGTGAGAATTTGCACGAATCACCCAGTCGTTATCCGCAACTCCTGTGTCAATAGCACTTGTGGTACATGAAGTCGCACTATCAACAGTGGTAATAGTTACATCAGTGTCAGTAGCCACACCACTATCATCAGCGATAATATCAATGACCATGCCATCGTACAGATAGTTCGAACCAGGGGCATCAACCGTCATGGTTGTGCCTTCTGCACCAGGGTCACCATTGATTAAACAACGTCTGGAAGTTCCATCGTTATTTAATTGGTAGTTAATTTCCTTTTTCATATCCCTAGTCGCACCCTGAATTTCTGAGTCTAATGCCCTGACGATTGCTCCCTTGTCATTTCGGGAAGCAGCCATAACTGGCCCAGAAACCTGAATCCTTGCACGGTTGTAAGCAACAGTGTCGGTAGGATTAAGGTACTTCTGTTGACCAGCGGTAGGTAATGTGGTTTCATCACCAGCACCAACACCGCTATTGCGGTAATAGT